TACACACTGAAAACCAACAATGCTGCTGTCCAGCGAGTTCAAACCCTGGCAAAGCAAGATATTGATGCTAGTGAACTTATGATGACCCACGAAGGTAGGACCCAGATCGGTTATTGTTATCTTGACCAAAGTGTTGAGCCAACTGTAATCAATTTTGGTGATACTCCTAATCGTGCTCAGCGTCGAGGTCGCTGAAAATTGTAATTAAATATGCAATATGGTAACTGACCCATTCATTTGGAAAAAACATAATTCATTTTCTGATGAATTATGTGATAACCTAATCATCAAGTTTGAAAGTGATCCAGGAAACCAAAAATATAGAGGTTTAACTGGTGATGGTATTCAACCAGAGATAAAAGAGACATGGGATCTTTTAATAGAGGGTAATCTATGGAAAGAGGAAGATACTATTATTTTCCAGATTCTTTCTGACTCTGTTAATGAGTATATTGATTACTTGCAGAAATACGATTCTCGTATTGATATGATGAATGGGATAGAATCCATGGTGGATGGTGGTTACCACATACAAAAGTATGAACCAAATAAAGGATTTTATACTTGGCATAATGATTATCGATTTGATGAAAAACTAGGTAGTAGGGTATTGACATTTATGTGGTATTTGAATACAGTGGATGTAGGTGGAGAGACTGAATTTGCTGATGGAACAAAGATAAAACCTGAAAAAGGAAAACTTCTTATGTTCCCTTCTACTTGGACTTATACTCACAGAGGATGTATGCCTTATTCCAACCACAAATATATTTGTACTGGTTGGATATATAACGGATGGTATAAGAATTATGATGTAAAAAACTGAGAGATTTATTCTCTCATTCAAGCCCGTGTAGTCCAACGGCAGAGACAGAGGACTTAAAATCCTTCCAGTGTCGGTTCGAATCCGACCACGGGTATTAAAATAAATAAGGCAAAGGGGAAAAATTGATGAAATCATTGTCTTATAAGTATTGGATATCATCAAACTATTGTTGGTATGGATATGATGCAAAAGGTAATACCAAAATTGTGAAAATGTATTTCATTGAAGGTGTACCATTTACCTTTGATGATGTTGAGAGTGGTGAAGAATATGATCCAAAAATTATAGATGAGGCGAGAAAGAATAGAAAATATAGTGTTCACGAAATGTATGATTATTCGTTTTATTTGATGGACGAGCAGATGCATCCTTGCTTGTTTGAAATGGATTTACAAAACCCAGAAGATATGCCAAAGGATATCGATTATATTTGTGGGGAAGATTTATCGCCATAAATAAAACATAGAAATAATTTAAAAATTATAATCTCATGCCACTGACAAAGCTAGATAATTTTATCAAGAATACCGAAGGTAGGACGATATATGTTAATCCTGATGATCTGGATTCATCAGATTCGATAACTAATCAAGGCAACTCGCTTGCCAGACCTTTTAAGACGATCCAAAGAGCGCTGATTGAAGCGGCAAGATTCTCTTATGTTAAAGGAGCAAACAACGATATTGTTGAAAAGACAACAATCCTTCTCTTCCCAGGAGAACACTTAGTTGATAACCGCCCTGGATTTGCAATCTATGATAATGGTGGTGCTGCATACGCTGTTTCAAGAGCGGGTGGTGTTGGTGTTTTAGCTTCTTCAGTATTATCTTTAGGATTAGACACGAACTTTGACTTACAACAAGAAAGCAACGATCTTTATAAGTTTAACAGTTATTATGGTGGTGTAATTATTCCTAGAGGTGTTTCAATCGTTGGATTGGACCTCAGAAAGACGAAAATAAGACCAAAATATGTTCCCAATCCAACAGATCCCAACGTACCAAGAAGTACAATATTCAGGATTACAGGAACTTGCTACATTTGGCAATTCTCTCTATTTGATGGTGATGCAAATAGTTTTGTTTATACAGATCCTGATGACTTCTCAGATGTAAATCAGTCTGTACCTAATTTTTCCCACCATAAACTGAGCTGTTTTGAGTATGCTGATGGTGTTAATAGCATCAGCACTTATGGTCTAACAGACCTTGATATGTATTATAGTAAGGTGTCTAATGCCTTCAACTCATATCGTGATATTGATCAAAAGTATCCAACAAGCCTAGAAGGTTTTGCTAAGATGCGCCCAGAGTGGGAAATTGTTGGTGCTTTTGCTTCCGATCCAATCAATATTGCCAATATTATTTCTGGTAATGGTTTTACTGCAAATTCATTAGTTACTGTAACCACAACCGAACCACATGAATTGAGTGTTGGTACACCAATTAAAATTAGTGGTGTTGGTGGTGCTGGTCTTACAGATCCATACAATATTTCAACAACTGTTCAAAACGTTCTTGACGCAACATCATTTACATACTTACTTCCTTCATTTGCTTCTTATCCAACACTGAATCCATCTCCTAGTTCTGCTGGAGCACAAGCAACTATTGAAACTGACACCGTAAGTGGTGCATCTCCTTACATCTTTAACATCTCTATGCGTTCAGTGTGGGGTATGAATGGTCTGCTTGCAGATGGTGCAAAAGCAGCTGGATTTAGAAGTACAGTTCTTGCACAGTTTACTGGCATTTCTCTACAAAAAGATGATAGAGCATTCGTAAAATATAATAAAGAGTCTAGAACTTATGAATCTATTCCTATTACAACTGTAAGAGGATCTGAACTTCCACTTGGTGCATCATCAACTGACAGTGAAAAAATCTACCATATTGATCAGTTTGCCATCTATCGTAAAGGTTGGGAAACAACTCACATTGAAATTACTAACGATGGTTTCTCTCAGTTAGTTTCCATCTTTGCGATTGGATTTAACAAACACTTCCATGCACTGAATGGTGGAGACCATTCTATTACCAACTCTAACTCCAACTTTGGACAATTAGCTCTTGTCTCCACAGGATTCAAGAAAGATGCATTTAATAAAGATAATCATGCTTATATAACTTCTATCATTCCACCAAAAGCTATCAATCTAAGAGAAGATACTGTTGAGTGGTTATCTCTTGATGTTGGTTTGACAACTTCTGTTGGTATTTCAAGTCATATTTACATTAGAGGATTTAATGATGAAGATACTGCACCATCTACATTAACTCAAGGATTTAGGATTGGTGCAAGACTGAATGATAAATTATATCTTGTTGGTGCTGGCATAACTTATGCAGCCGACATTTTCATGGTTAATGATGTCATTGGAGCAGGAACTACGGCAATGGGAACTATTAGTTCCAATAAAGAATATGTCGTAACTTCTGGTCCAACTGCAAATGTCTTAACTATTGGATCACATAATTTAGTCACAGGTGAAACTGTAAAAATTAACAGTGATGATGGTGATCTTCCAGAAAACATCATTGCTCATGCAACATACTATGTAATTGATCTTGGTGATAACAACAACATCAAACTTGCATCTTCTTTAACAAATGCTATTCAAGGCAAAGAAGTATCAATTTATAAAGGAACAAATCTTAGAATTAGAAGTAGAGTTTCTGAGAAAGAGTCTGGTGATTTTGGATCTCCGGTACAATTTGACTCGGTAAATTCCAATTGGTTTATTCACACTAATGCAGATAATGAAATCTATAATGCTTTCAATACATTAGGTGTTGCAGAATTTGGTGAAGCGAGTGATCTTTCTTATGTTGAAAGAATTGTTGATGATAGAAGTTTAGATGAAAAAATTTACAAACTAAGAGTAGTAGTTCCAAAAGAAATTCAAGATGCTAAAGATCCTGAAGCTGGATTTATCCTTCAGGAAAGTAGCGCCACTGGAGCAAGACAAAACTCTGATTTTACAAGAGTAAGTCTTGCTAGTACTGACTATGAATATGAAAGAAATCCTAGATTTATTGCAACTTGTACAGAATCTAGTGGAACTGTAACCGTAATTACTGAATTACCCCACAATCTACAGTCTGGTGAAGTTGTTAAAATTGTAAATGTAATTAGTTCAACTAATACTGATGCTAATAGTGCTGTTGGATTTAATGGTAGATTTGAAGTTTCTTCCGTTCCAAATGTAAACACATTTACATATTCAACCACTGATGTAGTTGGAGTTGCACATACCACAGGTATATTTCAAAATAATGTAAATTCTAGAAATACTGATCTTCCAAGATTTGAGAGAGAAGATCTTAAGAGTAATCTATTTGTATATCGTAATGAAGTAATTAGCCCATATGTTTATAATCAGCAAGATGGTATCTATCATCTTTATGTGCTTAATTCAAATAATTATGTTCCTACTGAATTTACAGATTACACATATGGACAAGTTCCCAATGATCTTTATCCACAATTAGATAGAGATAATATTGATGATAATCCCAAGTCATCTAAGACTTTTGCGAAGAGAGATCCTATTGGATCTGTAAATACTAATGATTTGAAAAAAAGTATTACTAGAGAGACTATTGACTTAGCATCAGAAAAACTGGGAATTGGTCAAACAATTAGTAGTATTGACAGAGATGATACTCTAGGTATTACCACTGTTCATTTTGCACAGAATCATAATCTTTCTGGTATTATAACTCATCATGAACTTGCTGGTGGATCTGGATACAATGATGGTACATATTATAATGTAAAACTGTTTGATGATGGAACTTCAAACTGGCGTGGTGCAACTGCAGAAGTTACCATTTCAGGAGGATCTATCACAAATGTTCATATCATTTCACCAGGTAGTGGATATTTGGGAGATCTTGAGACAGTTAGCAACACCGAAGAAGAATTGGATTTTGACACTACACTTATTGGTTCGGGTGTAGGTGCTGGACTTACAATTAGTAGATCTGGAATTTCTACAGTATATAATGATGTTGTCCAAATTACTGGAGGTGGATTTGTTGATGATTCTTACTACCAAATTTATGATGTTCCATCTGCAACATCTGTAGCATTTGCACATACTGCAGGTGATCCTGTATTATCTGCTGGTCAATATCTCATTCATGCAGGTCCATCAATTGAAATTGATTCCAACACATATACAGAAATAACAGGAATCACAACATTTGTAACAACAAAGACTCATGGTTTGTCTGTTGGTCACAGATTTGAAGTTAGAGATCATTTAAATAATTCTCTAGGTAGTTTCTTAGTTTCTTCCAAATCTAGCACAACACAATTTAGTGCAGTCACCAATAAAGAATTGACTACAGGAAGTGGTTCAAATAAGGGAAGAGTACTTAAAGAATATTTTGGATCAAACTTAGCTTCTTCTGGTGCAGGTGCAGAAAACTTTGGAATTAGAAATGTTACTTTCTTTGATAGTGAGATCTTTAGATTATCATCTGCAATTGACCTGTCAGCAACTACAATTAATTTCACATCAGATAATTCATATCCAGAATTAAGACTACCTCTT